CCCAGCAATCCAGAACCTGGACTTCCTGCGGCAGCTGATTGCCGAGATCCGCAATCTCCCGCAGGCCGATGCAGAGCGGCTCCGCATGCTTTACGGAACCGGCATGGGCACTGACGGCATGACCACTCAGCAGGAGGATCGATGACGAGCATCTATATACCCCCTACACAAGCACAACAGGAAACCAACCGCGCTTTGGATCAGTTCCGCGCGGCGGGAAGCCCCGGATATAAGCCGGAAGCTCAGAAATACACATGGGATCAATTGAGGCAGCTGCCATCAGCGAAAGAAATCGATTCCAAAGGAAACCAAGGTAGTAATTGGAGTAGCGATCCCGCGTACCAAGATTGGCAGCAACGGGAGAATCGCAACGTACAGGGCGAGCAAAATGCTTTTACGGCATGGCGAGCAGGCAACGGCTCTGCATCGCCAAGCGGCTCTAAGGCACCCGACATGTCGGCGTACGGGCAATCTGGAGGCCAGCAGTCCGGCGGTTCGTATTCCGCGTACGGCCAGCAGCGGGCACAGCAGCCGCAGTACAACGCCTCAAACGTGCCGCGCACTCCTCCGCAGGGCGCACAGCAAAACGACCTCTCTGGGCAGGTGCCGTCCAATCAGATTTGGGCGCAGGCGTACAACCAAGCGTCAAACCAGTATGGCGGCAACACGCAAGCCCAGTCTTGGACGATGCCCGGGTCTTCCACCTCGCAGGCGTACAACCCGACTACTGGCCAATACGGCCCGATGACGGGTGGGCAGAGCAACGCGGGCAACATGGCCTACAACGCCATTAACAACCGCCCCCCGCCAATCACTGCCACCGCCACGGGTGTGGGCGGCAATCAGATGCCCTGGCAGGACGCCATGACGCAGCGGGATGCGTTTGTCGGAAACCTCTCCCAGCGACTCGGGCAGTACGCGGGTGGTCAGCTGACCGGCCCCGTGACGTTCGATCCCAATCAACTCCTGTCCCAGGCCAATGACCAACTGGCCAACGGCACCTACTACAACCCGTTCGCACAACAGAACCAGCCGGTAGTGGGGAACTACAGTCGGCCGTTTACCTACGGCGACAGCACGTTCCAAGGCTACGGACAGAACCCCGACGTTCAGCGTGCCATGGGTAACTCCACCCAGTACATGCAGGGTGACTTCCAGAACCCCTTCGGCCCAGGGGCCAACAACCCGCAGCCGACTTGGGGCCAGCAGAACTACAACCCAAGTCCGTCGCCACAAAGATATCAGCCAGCACCTGGGGGGCATGACTTGTCAGGTGATATCTACTACCGACCAGGCACCGGCCCGGGGGCATCTCCCGGCGGCTCTGGTAATGGACAGCTATTAGCTCCGCCCACCGATGACCTCTCCTATCGTCTACCAACGCCCCGCCAGCCGTATGACGACCAAGCGGAAGTCCAAAGACTTAGGCAACAGGCTTCCCAAGACAACCTCAGAAACTATCAAAATAGGAACTCCGATCAACCGGGGCCAAGCGTAACGACTCCCAGGGGCTATGGGTCAGGATCGTCCATTGTCCCGCAACAGCGGCCCTCGCGGCCAGCACCCGCCACACCGATTCCAGAGATTACCTTCACGCCGGAACAGCAAGCACAGCTAGACGCGATACAGCAGGCGTCCAACCAGCAAGAGGCTGACAAGGCAAAGCGTGTGCTTGGACAAGCGCAGCCAATACTGCCTCCATCGCAAGGGACACCCTACAACCCGCAGGCACCTTCGCAGGGACTGCCCCCGGTCCCGCCCACCCCTTCCCCCAGAAACGAGTCAGTCGCCGCCCCAAGTCAATTGCAAGCTAGGCAGTCCAAGCTTGCCCAGATTGACGACGAGATCGACAAGTGGCAGCAGGCTACCTATGGGACTTGGCAGGGCAACGGCCCGCCAGCCGAATGGTCGTCGCACATCCAAGCCTTACAACGCCTGCGAGCCAAGGCGGCGGCTGGTGATCCGGCGGCTTTGGCGTGGAACCCCAAAATACAAGCCCCGGCGGCGCATGTTACGCCCAGCGTTCCCGTCAACATGCGAGGCGAATCAGTCCGATCCGGCGGCATGCGACGAAACGGCGACAATCGTCGTTGACGCACACTTCCTAATACTGTAATATTGTACACCTATCCCCGGGGGTGTTATGCAACAGAAGTTCTCCATCGGTTTCTGCACTTTCTCTTACGGCGGCAATGGCGGCATCTCCTCTGAGGTGCCAGACATTCGGGAGTGGATGATCCCGGCCGTCTCCAAGCTGTCCCAGGATCCCCGCGTTTCATCGGCGCAAGTGTGGAACCTGTCGGACACGCCCATCACCATGACCCGCAACCGCGCTGTCCTCATGGCACGGCAGTACGAGGTGGACGTTTTGGTGATGGTGGACTCCGACATGAAGCCCGACATGTACAAGGCAGACGCCAAGCCGTTCATCGACTCATCCTTTGACTTTCTTGTGGATCACTACCCAAAGGGTCCGGTGGTGATCGGTGCGCCCTACTGCGGCCCGCCCCCGCATGAGAACGTCTACGTGTTCCGTTGGCAGGCCCATCAGTCCGCGAACGCCAACCCAGACTTCAAGCTGGAAATGTACGACCGAGACACCGCGGCCAAGATGGCGGGCATCCAAGAATGTGCCGCACTTCCAACGGGCTTGATCATGTACGACATGCGAGCCTTTGAGGTGACAGAGCCCAAGACCACCGACGATCATCCTTGGTTCTACTACGAGTACCCCGACAAGTACCAAGCAGAGAAGTCTTCCACGGAAGATGTGACGATGACCCGCGACCTCTCGCTGACGGGCACGCAAAAGCTGGGCTACAACCCCGTGTTCTGCAACTGGGATGCGTGGGCAGGCCATTGGAAGCCCAAGTGCGTGGGCAAGCCACAGGTCATCCAAGCGATGGACATCAGTGCCAAGCTCAAGCAGTGCTGGGAAGCCAACTACGACGCGGGCGTGAAGTTGGTGGATTTGCGTCCAAAGTGGAGTGTGAAACCTGGCTGAGTACAAGGCGTGCATCCAGTGCGGTCACTCCTATGAGTTGACCCCGACCAACTGGCACAAATCCAAGGACGGGTTCCACGCGCGATGCCGCAAGTGCCGCAACGCCCATGAGAAGAAGGCCCGCAAGAAGAAGACCAACAAGAAGTTGGCAGAGATTGAGAAGGGTGCGGTCGATCTGTTCGTCGCCTCTGCAAGGATCGGCGGCGCAAACATCCCCCACTCATCGGAACTGCTAGAAGTTCTGATGGAGTATTTCGGCGGGGTGAGGGGCTTTTCAAACGTGTACCTCAAGCAGTTCTTTGACGCTCCTTCGGGCGGCGCGTTTCGCACCAAGATGCTGGACACCGTCGTCCGCTTGGTATCTGCCAACACCGCCATGGGTGGAGCCAAGAAACCGCTAACCGCCTGGAGCGAAGAGGAACTGGAAGACGAGCTTCGGCAGCGGATTATGGAGGCCGCCACAACGATCACGGTCCAAGGAATCCATCTGAAGGAGTTGCAGCATGGAGTGTCAAACGTGCCGGTGGTGGGATCCGACAGTGGCAACGTGGGGCCGGTGCAGACGCTACCCCCCGCAGGTGACGGCGGAAGAGCACTGCCACCCCGTAACGGACAGGATTGACTGGTGCGGCGAATATGAGAAAGCACCCACCGATTCCACCACCGCCGCCTCCTGAAGAGCCAGCGGTTCAAGGCATCACGCAGCACGCCCTCAATCAGCTGCGGGATGTGCAGATCGAACTGGCAGAACGCCGGATCGAAGCCCTTCGGCTCTATGTCCCAATGGCACGGCAGGAGGAGTTCCATAAGTGCATGGCCAGCGAACGCCTGCTAATCGGTGGCAATCGGTGCTTAGCTGGTGACCAGTCGATCTACGACCCAATCGCCCGCAAGCACATACTCATAGCAAGCATCACTGAGGATTTCCACGTTCAATCGCTGTGGAATGGCTGGGTGACTGAAAGCCGCGCCGGGAAGCCGTTTGTGAAGGGTTGGGATGATCTTTATGCGTTTCGCCTGAGCAACGGAGGGGAGATTCGATGCACGCTGAATCACCTTGTCCTGAGCGCGTGCGGGCGGTGGATGCCCCTCCGCGATGTGCTGCATCCAAGAGTCGTAGCTTCCCTTCCTCGCTCCACTTCGGGCGTTTACCTGCAAGAGTCTCCCGAAGGTGATCTGCGTTTGAGTCGTACACCTGCAGGTTCTCTGGCCGGTTATCCGCTGGATCGTCGTTCTTGTGATGAACGACTTCGGTTGGCAACAGAGGCCGTCCAAGAACACGTTCGCAAACAAGACGGTGTTCGCGCACATACCCCTTGCTGTTGCACGCGGGATGGTCAGGCAAATACAGCAGCACATAACCCGTTTTGTCCACAGTGCGGCCACCCTTCCACCCAGTATGTTCGGGACCACTTTTGGGGCCACGGCGGCGCATTTGAAATCCGTAACGCTTGCACGCTTTGTTTACGGCCTTGGAACTCACCCCCAGAAGGTCGCCTATCTGGGCCACTGTTTTGCGCTCAGCCTCATACCACGTTCTCATCTTCTCAACCGGCCAATCAATCTTGTTGTGGCGACCCATGCAATGCTCCTGTAGGGGGTAATGAACATGTGTATATTACCTCCTATGAGTATTTAGGGCAAGGGGAAATATGGGACATGGAAGTGGACGGCACCCACAACTACCTCATAGCGGGAGTGCCAAATCACAACTCAGGAAAGAGCGCAGCAAGTTTCATAGAGGACGCTCGCGCGGCCACCGGACAAGACCCTTACGGGAAGTACCCCAAGGAGGGCGGCAACCTAGTGATCATCGGCCGGAACTGGCCCCACATCGGCCTTGTGGTTGTGCCGATGCTCTTCCGTGCCGGTGCGTTCAAGATGATCAAGGACGAGACAACGAATCAGTGGCGGGCCTTTAAGCCCGGGGTGGACGATCCCTCCAAGGCCAAGCCAGCCCCTCCCCTCATCCCGCCCCGCATGATCAAAGAGATGAGTTGGGTGCTGAAGAACGCGGGCTACCTGAACAAGGCAGAACTTACTAACGGATGGACTATCAATTGCTTTTCCTCAGAGGGAGAGCCCCCGCAAGGTTTTCAGGCCGACTTGGTACATATCGATGAAGATATTAACAACGAACGGTGGGTTGGCGAGATGCAGGCGAGGCTTGCAGACCGCAAAGGCCGGTTTGTGTGGTCGGCCATGCCCCATAGTAAGAACGATGCGTTGCTGGGGCTGTGTGAACGTGCGGACAAGGCCGAAGAGGATGGGCAGGAAAACCCGATCATCAAAAAGTTCACCCTGCGGTTCTTGGATAACGCCCATATCGACCAGGAAGAAAAGAAAAAGAATATTGAGCGGTGGTCTGCCCTGGGAATGGACGAGCTTCGCATGCGAGCGGAGGGGGAGTTCACCACGGAAAGCACGCTCATGTACCCGTCGTTCAATCCTGGGGTGCATGTTCTGCGGCGGGAGGATCTACCCGGCGGCCAAGTGCCCGCTGACTGGACGCGATATGTGGCGATTGACCCTGGTCATACAGTCCTCGCGTGCGTTTTCGGTGCCGTACCGCCGGACGAAAAGTTCCTGCTGATCTACGACGAACTGTACATCCGGCAGGCCAACGCATTGATCTTCGGTGACCATTTTGCCCAGAAAGCTGATGGCCAGAGCTACCGGACTTTCATCATTGATATGCACGGTGGCATGCTCAGGGACTTGGGCTCGGGGCGTCTCCCCCATGAACTGTACTCCGAAGAACTGAAGAAGCGCGGCATTAAGTCGCAGATGAGCGGGTACGGTTTCATTCCAGGCTCAGACGACATTCCGGCCCGCACGGCCCTTGTCCGGCAGATGATGCACATCCGCGGTGACGGGACCACTAGGCTGAAGTTCTTGGAAGGGGCGTGTCCGAATCTGATGCGCGAGATTCGCCGCTACCGAAAGAAGACAACCTCAGTGAACGGTCAAATCTATGTGACCGACGAGCCGCAGAGCCGGGGAGAAGTCCACGCTATTCAGTCCGTGGAATACCTCTGTGCTTACGAACCGAAATACCACGCACCCCCAAAGACATATGGCCCCGATCCATGGTGGGTGCGTTACCTCGCGGATAAACGCCGCAGGCAGCAGTCGTCCGAAGACAACTGCATTGTTCTCGGGCCAATGGGGAGTAGACGACGATGAGCGATTACGTGATGCCGACAGCGGAATTGGGTGACTGGGTGTTGTTCCGTGCCCATGAGGGAGCAGAACTTGTCCCGGCCATGGTGACCAAGGTGAGCCAGAGGACTCTGACCCTGTGGGCTTTGGCCCCGGGTTACGGAGGCACCGAGAAGCAGTCGGTCCACCATACCACCGACCCGGGCGTGGCTGAGTTTCCGGCGTGGAAGGACTACGGCTACTGGGAACACAAGCCCCAGAAGAACGCTATTCTGGCCGAGAAAGTGGCACTTTTGGAGCGCAAGGTGGCCGACTTGGAAGCCCGCAGGGGCAAGTGAGGACACTAGCTAGTAGGAGTTTCCATGGATAAACCGCTTCGCCCAATTGTTGCCCGGTGGCTTGAGTGCATCAAGCAAGCTCAAGCCCATAAGCGACCCTTTCAGGAAGACGCTGATGAGGCTTTGAACTTCTTTGCGGGCGACCCGGATTTCATGTGGAAGGACGGCTACGCGAGAGGGGAAAGAGGTTACAACAAGGGCATGACTCCTCCGGCCTTCCGCATGCAGGTCAACCGCGTGTGGGAGGCTGTTCGGCTGTTCACGGCAGTCATCCATCACCGGAACCCAGCCCGTGCGGTGACGGCCAAGGAGTATCCGATCATCGGACCCGCCCTCCTTGGCATCCAGCCACAGCCCCCCGTGCCAGCCATGGGGCCGGACGGCCAGCCCATGATGGGCCCAGACGGCCAGCCGGTGATGATGCCAGACCCCGGGATGCAGATGTACCAGCAGGGCTTGCAGCAACAGCAGATGATGCTGGAACGCCGCAAGTTGGTGTCCAAGCTCTTGGAAGACTACCTCAACTACACCCCCAACGAACTGGATCTCAAGCAGCATTCCAGGAAGGTGGTTGAGGAAGCGTTCATCAAGGGTGCGGGGGTCTGGTGGCATGAGCTTTATTCTCCACCTGGATCACAGGTGAAGATGGCCGGAAGTTTCTACGACACCATCGACAACCTCGTTTGGGATCCCGATGCGGATGAGTTTGAAGACATCCGCTGGGCCGCGAGGAAACGTGTCCAGTCCGTGGACGAGGTGGCGGCGAAGTTTGGCTTGAACCGCGAGGATCTGAAGGGGCACATCGAAAGCTATGCGTCTCGCGGCGACAACAACGAGCGGGGCTTTGAGTATAAGCGCAAGCTCGGCAAGACGAACGACATGATCATCTACTGGGAAATTTACTCTAAGACTGGGTTTGGCGACCGGCTCAAGAACGCCGACAAGGATCTTCGGGGCAAGTTCGATGCGTTCGGTCCCAACTGCTATATCGTTGTAGCAGAGGGGATTGATTTCCCTTTGAACATGCCAGAGCAGATGCTGCAGGACGAGGTGGACGACACCGGGGTTTCGCAATCGATGTTCATGGCGGCGCAGTGGCCGATCCCCTTTTGGGCAGAACCCAACGGCTGGCCGTTCACACCGCTGGTCTGGCACGGCAAGCCGGGGTACAGCTGGCCTATTAGTATTATCCGCCCCGGCATCGGAGAGTTGCGATTTATTAATTGGGCAATGTCATTCCTTGCCACCCGCATTGCCACAAGCGCACAGGTGTTAATTGGTGTAGCGAAGTCAGCCGACCCAGACCTAAAAGCCAAGATTTTGGAGAAGGACGAGGGCGGCTTTAAGATTGTCGAAATCTCTGAAGCCATCGGCCGGTCTGTCAACGATGTGATCTCGGTCTTCCAGATGCCGGGTGTCACATCGGACATGTACCAGATCATCTCTGAGGTCACATCGCTGTTCGACCGGCGAGTGGGTTTGACAGAACTCATTTACGGTATGACCAGGAATTCCTTCAGGTCAGCTGCAGAAGCGCAGGTAAAGGCTGAACAGATTTCGGTCAGGCCGGACGATTACGCCAATATCTTGGAGGATGCCCTGTCTCTGGTGGCCCGCAAGGAGGCTCTCTGCGCGCGGTGGTTGATTGGCCCGCAAGACGTTGCCCCCCTGCTCGGCCCGATGGCTGCGCAGGCGTGGCAGATGCATGTGCAGGGTGAAGACCCGGATTCGATTGTCCGTGAGTATTCGTACCGAGTTGAGGCTGGATCTGTGAAGAAGCCCAACGTCGCCACTCGCATTGAAAACATCACGCAGGCGATGCAGATACTGGCACCCGTCAGCCAGGGTCTGCTGCAAGCCGGTCGGCCGGAACTGTTCAACGCTCTCTTGGAGGATTGGGGAAAGGCGATGAACACCGATGTGTCTCGCTACCTCGTTCCTCCACCACCTCCACCACCTCCTCCTCCTCCCCAGCCACCAGGCCCGCCGCAACAGAGCCCTCCCCCCGAAGGACAACCAAATGGAAATCCCGGCTGAAGTCAAACGCGCTGGCCCTGACGCTGTAGAGAGCTACCGGCGTGCCCTGCCCTACGGCGAGCGGTGGGCGGTGATGTGCGCTCTCCAGACTCCACCAGGAACCTCGGGCACAGACCGTGCGTTCATGGAGCGTCGTATGAACAACCAGCAGCTGGACGAAATGCCACTTCGACAGGCCAAGTACGTGGCAGAGGAAACCAAGAAGGCTGGCATCAACATCTCGGGCAAGCACTACGTGGGGGGCTTGGCTGACTCCAGGGGCTGGCGGGATCCAGAGGCGTGGGTGTCCAACAACGACGACATCCTCAAAGTCGCCCACAAGCGCAGGTTGTCTGTGACGGGGACGGTGAACTACGACCCGGGTCCGGCCGATCCCAAGCGGAAGCTCATCAGCGAGAAGATTGTCAGGGAAGAAGTAGCTAAGGCCAAGAAACTCAACCCTTCCGCCAAGACAAGTGATCTCCGCGAAAAGGTGATTGAGAAGCATGCCTATCGGGCCAAGGGGCGAGGGGTATGAGCTACACCAAGTACGCCCAGCTTCGCAGAGGCACCGCGGCAGAGTGGTCTGCGACCAATCCAGTCCTGCTCGCGGGAGAGGTGGGCTATGAGCGGGACGTTCCGCTCTCTCTCACTGCATCTGCGGATACGTTCGATTACTCAGACCCCGCGTTCGGTTCGGGCGCAATCAAAATCGGTGACGGGGTGACGCGGTGGAACGACCTGCCGTACCTACTCAATGCACTTAGATTCTCACTCCCATCCTCTAGTGATGTGGAAGTGACAGACATTAAGACCGGCGACATCCTGCGCTGGTCTAGCGGCAAATGGCGCAATTACTCGGAGACGACACTTTTAGACGGGGGTAACTACTGATGGCAACAATTCGGATTAAGCGACGATCAAATGGCGGCGGCGCGGGGGCACCCAGCAGTCTGGCCAACGCAGAACTTTGCTTCAATGAACAGACCTCCGTGCTTTACTATGGAACAGGCACGGGCGGTGCAGGCGGCACGGCTACTAGTATTATCGCCGTTGGCGGCTCCGGTGCGTTTGCCTCCACCAGCTACGTGGACTCTGCCCTGTCTTCGGGCGTGGCGTCTGCCGTGGCATCGCAGCTGACGAACTACGCCGCGCTTGCGGGAGCGTCGTTCTCGGGCAACGTGACGGTGGGTGGGAATCTAGTGGTCAACGGTACGACCACAACCATCTCGTCTACCACACTGTCCGTGGCAGACAAAAACATCGAACTTGCCAAAGGTTCGACTACGGACGCAGCTGCAGACGGCGGCGGCATCACGTTGCACGGCACGGGCGACTACACGCTGAACTGGGTGTCTGCTACATCGTCTTGGACGAGCAGTGAGAACTTCAACATCCTCACCGGCAAAACCTACAAGATTGCCGGAACCAATGTCTTGTCGGCCACCACCTTGGGATCGGGAGTCACTGCCTCCAGCCTGACCAGCGTGGGCACTATCGGCACGGGAACCTGGCAAGGCACCGCGGTAGCTGTGGGCTACGGCGGGACGGGCCTGACCTCGGCTGTCTCGGGACTTCTCAAAGGAAACGGCTCGGCGTATTCCGCAGCAAGTGCCGGTACTGATTACCTCGCCCCTAGCTCCGATATCGATGGAGGGACGTTCTAGGTGGCGACTGTCAGGCTTTACCGCTCTACCACCGCTGGAAACGTACCGGCGTCTCTGGTTTCGGGCCAGGTGGCAATCAACGAGGCAGACGGCAAGCTGTTCTACAGGAACGGTTCTGGTGTCGTCACTCAGCTGGCAACCGGCGGTAGCGGCGGAACGGAGCTATACACCTACGCAACCACAGCAAACTTCCCTGGCACAGGGGTCACTACGGCCTTATACCTGAGCATTGATTCAGGCAAAGTGTTTCAGTGGACGGGCAGCGTTTACGCGGAGGTCGGGCCGGTTGGTGGAGGAGCCTTTCCGGCGACCGTGACAATCCCCGGACTTGGCGATTCGTACTACGACAACGTCTCACTTTTGCTGCATGGTAACGGCAATCTAACTGACACAAGCGGCACGCCAAAAACCGTGACGGCCGTAGGCAGTGCGGCAACGTCAACGACGCAGAAGAGGTTTGGCACCGCATCTCTCGCGAGCTTGGCGGCTAGCGATTTCTATACGGTGCCAGATAGTAGTGCGTTCGATTTTGGCTCAGGCGACTTCACTGTCGAATGCTGGCTCTATCCAGTCTCTGGAAACGCCGGGTATAGGACGATATTCGGCAAGCGACTAGATGGGTCTGTGGTCGCTCCATTGATGGCATTTATTGACCCTTCTGGGCAGTTGAGCGTGTTTGCTGCAAACGCAGCTTCGGCTGGTTCGACAGCTTGGACCTTTCAGATAAATGCAAGTTCGTCGCCTTCAGTTGGGCAGTGGTCTCATTTTGCTATGGTCCGAAGCGGCACTACGGTGACTGTGTGGCTGAACGGCGCATCGGTAGGCACATCGACTGCCCTTGGCACCAGCGCGCTAGTGACAAATTCGGCGGCGTTTACTGTCGGCTCAACAACGAACTCAGTAAGCACCGACCCGTATTTCGGCGGCTACATCGATGAGTTCCGCGTGACGAAGGGTATCGCAAGATTTACGTCAGCGTTCACGCCTAGCGCGACGGCATACCCTGACGGATCGGGCATCACAGTTCCGGTGGTCTACACATGAGCATTACCTTTCCGGCCTCGCCATCCGTATCGCAGACCGCCGCGGTCAACGGGCGTACGTATTCTTGGGACGGCTACGCTTGGACATTGGTTGCCAACGTCGCTGGCCACTCAGCAAGCCACGCCAGTGGTGGTGCCGATGCGATCACGCCAACCAGCATCGGGGCCGCAGCAAGCAGTCACCAGCACGCCGCCAGCGACATAAACTCAGGTACAGTCGCCACCGCACGGCTTGGGTCTGGCACCGCAAACTCCACCACATACCTGCGCGGGGATCAAACTTGGTCGTCCATTACGATTGCAGATGCGAGCATCACTACCGCCAAGCTTGCAGACCCTTTCACCTACGACTGCGGTGCCTATGCGGCAATCGTCCCTGACGCACCGACTGGCATCTCAGGGACTGCTGGCGTAGGTAGTGTGGCTTTGTCATGGACTGCCCCTAGCAACACGGGCGGCGTGTCGCTGACTGACTATGTTGTTCAATACAGCACCGACCAGTCTAGCTGGACGACGTTCGCGGACGGCACATCGACCGCGACGACTGCTACTGTCACCGGGCTGACTGGCGGCACCAACTACTATTTCCGCGTAGCCGCCGTGAACAGCGTGGGCACTGGTGCATACGTTACCAGCACGGCAATCGCGCCGACATCATCGAAATTGACAGTCACCCGTCGCAACGGCTCTCCAAGCACATTTACAGGTGCCGGTACATCGGCATCTCCATTTGTTCGGGCCTCGCGCGTGCTGAATAGCAACGCAGATGGGCTCGCGTCTGCGGCGAACGGGTCGGCAACGGGCGTTGCGGCGGGAGCGTATGCGTTCACGGCGGTGGCGAGTGGAACGGCGTATGTCACAGTGACATTTTATGACGATGCAGCCGACTCAAACATCGGCGCAATTCTGAAAAATGGCGCAGGGCAGGGCGCGTCTCTGAGCGACGGGCAGACAGCAGCAGCGAGAGCGATCACGGTCGCGAGCGGAGACGTTATTACGTTCTATAGCAATAGCCAGAACACGTCATTCTCTAGCGTGAGCGTTTACGCGGCATGAAATCTCTACAGCACAAGCGCGGCACCGCTGCGATCCTGACGGCAAACAACCCAGTCCTCGCTGCTGGCGAGTACGGCATCGAAACGGACACCGGCAAGGTCAAGATTGGCGACGGCAGCACCACATGGGTGAATCTTGGATATGCGTTTTCCAACGCAGCCAATTTGACCTCTGGCACGCTGCCCGACGCGAGGCTGTCGTCGGCAATCGCCACCTACTCCAGCCTCGCCGCGAACGCAAATTCGTCAACGTCAGTAATCGACATTTTCCCGCGAGGCGAGCAGAGCGGGCAGGCCACCGTGATAACCAGCGGCACGCTGTGGATCACGTTTTTCACGCCAGCAGTAACGCTGAACGTGTCGTCAATTACCATGGGTTCGACGCAGACGGCAGGAGCGAGCCTGACTCTGGCACGCATGGGCCTCTACACGTTTGACGAAACAACGGCGACCCTTGTGGCAAGGACGGCCTCTGACACAACCTTGTTTACATCGACGCTGACAACGTACCAGAGAAGTTTCAGTACCGTTGGTAGTTTTCCCGCCAGCTATACCTGCAATGCCGGGACTCGCTACGGAGTGGGTGTGATCGTCGTTGGCACAACGATGCCCTCCATCGGCATTCGCCCGGTGAACATTTCAATTGCGGCACTCACCCCGCGAATGTCTGGCACCCTCACTAGTCAAAGTGATCTCCCGACGAGCGCGACAATCACTACGTGCATGCAGTCCCACCCTTGGGCGAGGCTCTCATGACCACCACATACCTCGGGATCGTCGACGGCCTGCACACTTGGGAAGTGCGCGACGAGAGCGGAGAGGTGGTCGGCATGAACCAATCCACCGACCTTACGCCGCCCGTGCCAGACAGCGTTTCTGCTCGTCAGATACGCCTGTGGTTGATCCGGCAGGGCATCTCACTGGCCCAAGTAGATACCGCGATAGACGCCATCCCCGACCAACTCCAGCGAGACTCGGTGCGGGTGGAATGGGACTACGCCCCCTATGTGGAGCGTACCCACCCAATGCTGCCGCCAATTGCCCAAGCTTTGGGGCTCACCGACATCGACGCGGCGTTTCGGGAGGCGGCAACGATCTAGCGGGGACAATAGTCTATAGGCCCATTTTCGCAGGTGTCCCATGCCCCCTCCCCGCCTAAAGCGCAGCAATACAGCCGGTGCCGTCCCCGCGTCCTTGGAAGATGCGGAAATTGCCATTAATCAAGCGGATGGCAAGCTGTACTACCACACCGTCGCTGGTG